CTGAATATCTAATATCATTGGGTATGAACTCTGCTAAATACTATGAAGAACCTAAGGTGTCTGTTGACATCGAAGCTCTTTAAATAGGTTTTTGACATTGGTAAGCGAGTCCATCGCTTGCATCTCTTCGTCTTTAATGGTTTTCTGTTTGCTTCCGTCTGGAAAAGTAAAGATAACTTTTTGTGGGTCTAATGCAACCAAGGCATAGACATCTATTGCATCTTTATCGTATTGTCTTTTCTTGGTAAAAGAACCACGCCTAAAGTCATATTCCCATGATACTCTGTGGTTTCTTATCCTAGATTGTGTTTTAACCTGGCACTTATATAGCTTATGGTCAACGTCAAAGATAATGTCTGCTTCTGCACTATGTGGAACGATAACCACAGTATCAGCGTATAAAGAAAGTAGCGAGGCTACTAAGTATTCTCCAGATCGGCCAACTCTTTCTGATTGGCGTGGCATGAGGTTATTTGCTGAATAACCTGTTCAAATATTCTTGTCTTTCTAAATCGTCTGGCGTTAAGGCTTGTGTTATTGGAGCAGCACCTCTTGCTGAAATAGAACCAGGCGCTCTTAATAATGCCTCTGTTGGTTTTAAACCAAATGGTTTCATGTAAGCTATGTCTGCCATAGCCGCTGGACCTGCCAACTTTATCATGCCACTTACTGGTTGTGATAATACATCTCCAACCATTAACCTAGACGCTGTACCAGAGTCAGGAAATGGTCCTCCCAAAACAGATTCAGCTAATTCTGATGTTTTTTGTAAAGGCTGTTTACCTTTTATGGTTTTTGATTTTGTTTTTGTGTAATCGCCTTTTTTAATAGCTCTTAATATTTGATTTGGTGTAAAGATTTTGTCTTTGGTGAGTGCTTGAATCATAGCATCGTTTATAGGCATAATATTTCTATACACGGCATTTATATTTCTTAATTCTTGCGCGTTTGGATTTTGTATTTCAATTTCATCTCTAAATTTATTTTTTAAAGACCTAAAAACCTCTCCAATTTCTCCTTCAAAACCGCCTTTTTTTATAAATTGTTTTTCAAGCCTTCCTAACTCTGTTTCTGTGTTTTTTAACTGTCTACCTGACAATACATTTTCGTCTACTTTTGTAGATATATTTTTAATTACTTTGTTAATAACAAAATCTTGACTACTTTTTGATATTCCAGAATCTTCAATAATATCTAATAATTTATTTTCGATACTAGCTACATTGTTGAGTTTTAATTTTCCTAAAACTCTGTCATATTCTTTATCTAGAGTAGATTCTACGAACTCCCAAGCTTCTTTGCCTGTAGTTCCTTTTGGAAGCTTTACACCTATTGGCGTCAATGCTTCATTTAAAAGAACATTATTTGTTTGTTTTAAAGCATCTAATCTAGATTTTTGTATAACAGCACCCACACCAGGATATGATGTTGAAAAATCCTCAATTGCAGCAACTAAGTTAGATCCTATACTAGTTGTGTTTCTAAAAGACTGCCCTATTGTTGGACTTATTCCAATTTTTTCTAATTGTTTTGCTTGTTCAGATTTAACAGGTAAAACTTTTCTAGCCGCTCCAGCCAAACCTGCACTTAAACCAGCACCAGTAGCTCCTGCCATGGCTCTTTCTGCAATATCACCCTCAGAAGCTCCAGTTCCATATATGGCACCCTCTAAAGCAGCTTTGCCAGCAGTACCCAATTCTTTTAATTTTTTTGCACCTTGAACAAATTTTCCTGGACCTAATATTGCAGCTCCAATTTCTGCTGGATATGCAACGCCTGGAGCTTTCTGTCTTACTTGCTCAACACCTGCTCTTGCTTCTTCTAAAAATTCTTCGTAAGTTTTTGATTTGTCAAAAGCTCGTCTTACAGTTGCTTCTGCCTCATCTCCATAACCAAGTAAAAGTCCTTGTCCTATAGTTCTGCCTATATTTAAGACTGGGTTTTCTAAAGCCTCTTGCTCAACGCCATAATCTATTGCTTTGGGTGCTGGCATTAGGAAACATCCTCTTTAGTTAGCACTCTAAACTGACCATTAATAGCATCATAGACAAAATCGCCTTCTTTAAGAGTTCCTTGTTTAACCTGTGTGTCAAATTCATTATCTGAACTATATGATTTATATAAAGGTCCAAGTTCTTTGTCAGCATAATCACCAAAACCTAAAAGATTTTGATTGTCTTTTAAATATTTATCCATAAGCTTTTGTCTTTTAATATTGTATTCAATAAGGTTTTGCATCCCACCTGCTACAACCAAGTTACCAGCTGTAGATTTGCCCAACTCTGGAACTGCCGATCTAAATAAATCTATTTCCATGTCTGAAGTTGAACCAGAACCTTCAACCCTCATTCTAGGAACTAAATAATTTGTGGTTGCTTGGAATAATTCTTGTTGACTTAAATTATTAACAGTATTTTCGTCTGCTGCGCCAAGTGAAACTGCAAACTCTCTAAAAGGCATTAAAAATTGTTCGACTTTTCCAGTTTTAACGCCATCTAAAAGTTGTTGTTTTGACATTTTTAATCTTTGTAATGTTTGTTTATCTGATTCTAGTTGTTTATCTATTTCTTTTTTTGTAGCAAAACCAGCTTTAGCAGCTTCCTGCATAAATATAGTATCTCTTTTTTGGTCTAAGTTGATTTGTGTTGCACCTGCTTTTTTTTGTTTTTGTAAAAAATCAAGATATTCTTCATTTGTAGGTGTTGAGTCTGTTCTTATATATTCTTCGTAGGAAGATGGCCCTTTTGTTGTTTTAGGTGCAAACATTCTTGGATCTAAACCAGCACGATACAATTTAATCATGTCCGCATATCTTGGGTCTTGTGCAAGTTGTTGTAATAACTTATCTTGTTTTGCTTGTTGCATTTGTTCTTCAGCCAAAGCTATCCTTCTAGGATCACCAGATAATATAGCAGATGACCTGCCTAAACTTCTTTGTAAAGCAGATAAACCTTCTTGCCTACGTCTTGCAGCTTCTTCTGGTGATACTTGTTGCATAGGGTCGTAACCACCAATTTTGGTTAAACCTCTGCCAATTCCTTGACCTATATCTGTAAAAAAATCTCCTATTGCCATATTTCTATCCTATTGGGAAACCTAGTCCTGGTAAACCTGTTCCAAAAGTTGAGCCTGATCCTGCATCTGGTAGTGTAGATGGTAAGTTTACTTGTGGAAGCTGTCCTGTTTGTTGTGGATTACTAAATAAAGGACTTAATGTATTTAAAAGTCCTATACCAGCCTGCGCTCTTTCGTAAGTTCCTGGTGTTGTTGATTCTGTTCTAGTGGTTTGAGGACTCATACCAAATACAGCGCCTCCCAATAATCCAACCTGCTGTTGTGGATAAGCTAATGCTCTTGCAAACTCGCCTCTTTGCGCTCCGATAGCCTGTTGCTGTAATGCCTGTTGTTGTTGTCCTATACCACCTAATAAACCAAGACCTCGTAATTGACTTGCTTGTAAACCACCAAGCAACCCTGCTCTTTGTTGTCTGGCCTGTAATTCAAATTGTGGTGCAAACTGCGCCATTTGTTGTTGTCTTGAAATATCAGACTCCGCAGCTCTTAAAGCTTGACCGTAACCTCTTTCTCTTTGTTCAGCAGCTGTTCTAGCCATAACTTCTGCAAAAGGTCTTTGTGATTCTGCTTCTAATATTGCAGAACGTGAACCACCAAAAGCACCTGCTCTTATTGCTCTTTCTTGTGCGCCACTACGAGCTATATCAGCTTGTCGCTGTATATCTTGCATAGTTGCATCTATAACTTGTTGCTGATACGGTGATTGATAAGCACCTATATCAGCTGAAAGCAAAGAACCTACTGGTCTAACTGTTGGTATTCGTTGCTGCGCCAATCCTTGTAAAGCTTTGGTTGGGTCATAACCCATACCAGTTTCAAATAAACCTCTAGTAGCTTGAAACTGTCGTAGTTGATCTGGTGAAAAACCAGCAACCATTGGGCCTGTATAAGGTATAAAAGGTTGTTGCGCTACGCCTTTAGCCCTACGATAAATGTCCTCATATCTTGCTTGTGTTTGTGGGTCTACCTGTGTTGCTGTTGTTGTAGTTGGTGTTTTTGGATCAAAAGCTGTTTTAGCTGCCGCTCCTGCTCCTACTACTGCTGCTATTGTCATTGGATCTGCCATAGTCTTGTCCTATAAATCTTTGCTTACTACATAATCTGGTTTAAAGCCCAGATGTTTTACTTTTCGAAGCCATCCTTTACGACCACTTCCTGTTATTTTTTTTATGCCAACCTCTTTTGCATAATTTTCAATACATTTAAACATTTCTTCTAGCTCTTCAAATTTACCAGCTACGCAAAGAATATGCATAATTTTTTTCTTAGAAAAAAAAGCAAATTCAGTTACTATAGCTGATTCTTTGCCTGGCCATAATAGAGCTATTCCATGTCTTATTTTATCCTCTACATCGTCAATTGTATAGGCGTCTTGATGTTTAACAGCTTTTGCTATATAAGGTTTACACCTTTCCCATTCAATTTCCCAAGGATCTTTTTTCGCTTGGTTTATATCAACTACCTTATTAGTCGCCTTTTGCATATTCTACGATACTCATGTGTATATCTAAATTACCAGCATGATTGCCTTGTACTTTTATTATTTCACCTGAATGAATAATAATTGGTCTTTCTAGTAATTCTGAGGTGCTATTAGCACTTATAACTTTGCCATTAAAAAGATTAAAAGTATCAGAACCATGTGTATTAGTAACATCTATTTGTGTTTGTTGCCCTTGATGTTCACACACTAAAAATGACTGTATTACTGAAAAAGTAAAATCATCTCCAGATGGTGCTGTATAAACTGTATAGTCAGTATTAGCTAAAGTAATATTAATATGTACGTTTTCAGCTCTTTGTATATACTGTCTTTGTGAGGATAAATCCATTATCTTCTACCTCTAGTTCTTACATTCAATCTTATATTACCAACTTGGAAGTCTTGATTAGTGCTACCTGTTACAGTCATTTGTACTTGTCTTGCTGTAAACCTAGCATCGGTATATCCATCATTTTCAAAGGTAAAACTACCAAAGTCTGTTTCGCTACCTAGTGGGGTAAACTTACCTTTAAAACTTATGGTTACACCTGGTAATGTGTTTGCTTCTTCATCTGGGATAATTTGATTACATTGAACATAGTTATCACCGTTACCTAATTCTATTGGACCGCTTGTACAAAACGGTGCATCACTATTTAAGTTTGGTGAATTAGATAAAGTTGTTGATTCATGTTCGTAAATAAAACCACTTGAATCACCAGCAATAGGATAATCAAACGCACCTTGGTCAATCCAACAGCCTCTATCTAAAGAACCTATAGACCAAGTGTTTTCTAAATAATTCCAGATTACATATTTGTTTGGTGTGTATTGTCCATCACCTACAGGGAAACCCCACCATATTTCATTAAAGTTAGAGTTATGTCCACCCCAGCACGCTTGCCTGCCTGATATATTTAGATTGTCATACACATAATCATGCACATCGCATTTGATTTCTCTTACAACACCATCGTAAACAAAGAATGAGTTTTCACCCATCCACGCAAGAAAGTTTCCTGTCTGCACGACTGATCTTCTACTTACAGCTTTACAGTTTGCACCTGCTGCTGCGATACCATAAACAAACGGAGAACCTACATAGCTCATTCTATCAATACCAGTATCACTAAAAACTATGACATCGTTTTGGTATTTAACACCTAATAATGCACGACCACCTGTAGGTATTTGTACATCACCTGCTGTATTAGTAGCTTTAGATGTCCAAGTATTTCTATCTTCTCTATCACTCCAAGATACCTTTCTAGGGTCGCCACCAGAACCAATAGCAACTAAATGCCTTTCATTAGTTACTAGAACAGCCTGACAGCCTGTAGGAGCGTTTGTTACGACTGTAGCAATGGTATCTGCTGTACCACCTGAAACAGGCCTCCATTTGTAGATTTTACCATCACCAGAAAAACAAAAGACTAAATCTTCACCCCAGTTGTCAAAGGAGAAATGACCTGAAGCAAGAGGTAGCCCAGATTGGCTTCTAGCATCGCCATAATCTTCTACATTATAGTGGTATGCACCATAACCAAGAGGATCATTGGCAGCATCATTTACAAAACCTGTTGGTGTTATATCAGTCCAAGTATTGTCGTATAAGACATATACCTTTTGTCTTGTACCTACAGCTAGTATAGATGCACCAAGATTATCTTTATAGGCATACATACCTATAGGTTCACCAGTTAATGCTGTGTTTCTTAATTTAGTCCAACCACCAATAGGTTTTAGAAATCCGTTTTCAAAACGCACAAGATTGCCGTCAACCCAACGACCTTTGTTAGCATAGTCAGTTCCGTTTTTGACTATGCCAGCTGGCGGAGTTACAGGCAGTAGTGCCATTGTTTAACCTATAGTTTTAGTTTCGCTTGTTGGATTGATTTGGCCGTCAATGTTGCTGTCTAATCCTGATTTAAGATTAGCAACTTCATCGTTACCCATACCAGTTGTAACCCAACCAGTTACTGTATCATTGGTAAGATCTGCAAATGGTATAAAGTTAGCTATATCATCTGCATTAACGCTGTGAGTACCATAAACAGAAGCTGAATAGTTATTACCTTCAGCGTCTTGTTGATCGCTTTCTGCGTTTAATCGCCAATGTACGTTATAAACAACGTCTGAATGACTGTCGTGATTTGGATAAACATCAACTGTTTTACAATCCCATGTATAAGATATTGCCATTGTTATTCTCCTTTTAATAAGTTAATTTCAGATTGTAAGGCTTCAATCTGTATTTGTTGTTCTTGTATAGCTTTAACAAGTAATGGCGTAATTCTTCCATAATCCATGCTTTGCATTTTTTCACCATCTTTTTCACCATTTACAGCATCGCCAAATATTTCTTGTGCTTCATGTGCAATAAATCCTTCTGATATTCTTTTGTCTGCTTTCCACTCAAATACTACAGGATTTAATTTTAGTGTTCTTTCTAGTGCATTTTCTATATTACCTTTTACATTTTTAAGTCTATAATCAGAAGATGTTGAATAGTTTGTTGATGTTCCTGTACAAGTAATTTCACCTGCATTTCCATTACCAACTGTGTTAAATTCAAAAGCATTACCACCTGAATCTAAACAATTTATTTGTCTACCAGCAATTGTTCTTAAAGCTATTCCTTTTTGTGTAGCACTATCTATAGCACTAAAACTTGTTCCAGCTATTAACACGTTGCCTGAAGTATCAATACGCATTCTTTCTGTGTTATTTGTGCCGAAAATTAATGGTGAGTTTGCTCTTTGATATACATAACCATCATTATTACTACCATGACCAACAAACATTGAAGTAGAACCTACTGTTGTTCCATTACCTGCAAATTCCATAGCAGCACCACTACCTGAACCAGCAGCAACATTTAATAATTCTGTAGCTGATGTAGTGCCTATAGATACCTTGCCTGAAGAATCAATACGCATTCTTTCTGAATAAGTAGAGCCATCAGAGTTAGATACATGACCAAATGATAATACACCATCTGAAGCTGCGTAACTTCTAAGAGTACCAGCTACAATTCCAAATCCATATCTTATATTTGAGCTTTGATAAAGATGAAGTGTT